CGCGCTAGAGTCAGACGCACTGGTATATATTGCCAAGCATCGTAACCACGTCGTAACCTTTGGTACAACTAGTATAGAGTTCTTTTATGATGCTGGAAATCCTACCGGGAGTCCATTAAGTAGACGCTCCGATATTTATTATAAAGTAGGACTTGTGTCGCATACTCTCGCAGAAACAGAAAAAAATTCTAAATCAAGAGTTGCCGAGTATGGTGATACCTTATTTTTTGTAGGGAAACCAGATAAAGGGGCAGTTGGAATATTTGCTTTAGATAATTTCCAACTTAGTCGTATTTCAACTCCCGCCATTGACTATGTTTTACAACTTGAGGGGGATACAGTAATCCGGGGAATAGTAATTTTTAATAATAAAGCATTTCTAGTTCTACAAGCGGATTGGGAAGATACCTCTTCTCTTGTGTATGATATCTCAGAGAAGGTCTGGTATGTTTGGTCTGTAGTATATACCCGGGGTGTCGTCAGTGGTAGACTAGCTGGTGGGACTTCTAGTAGGGGGGTTATTGATGCAAACCCCATTGTCTACACGGTAACCGGAGTACAAGATGCTGGTACTAACCCTGCCTTTACTATTATTACCCCCAAGGTTGATAACATAGACCCGAATAAGAATACCTCCCATCTTCGTAAATTCAATTCCAAGTTATCTATTGGGTCGGATAATCCTGGGAGTGCTACTCTAATAAGTGTGTCTTATGCAGATGACGATTACCAAACTTATTCCACAGCGCGTACTTTAGATATTAATAATTACGCTGCTTCATTAAGTGGATTGGGGTCTTTCTTTGAGCGGGCGTACAAACTAAGTTATACTGGTAGTAATAATCTAAAGTTATATACACTTAATCTAGACCTAGACTTAGGTATGAAGTAATGACAAATGAGTTTATTAATCTCCCTCCTCCCCCTGTAGGGGAGGACATACCAACCATTCTTCACTGGTTAAATAAAGTATATATACGTTTAGGTGGTGGCCGTAATAATATTATCTATGTTCCTTCATTCGCCTCTACAGACTTACCTACAGCAGACCTAGAGAATGGACTTGTATTTTTAACTGACGAAGGGGCTTTAGGAGTAGGAGTTGGGGGTGCGTCGGTTACTGTTTCTTCTAGTGTGGCCCCTAGAGGGCATATAGGTGGACTTACATTATCCAATAATGTAACGGATGCCACAAATGATATTGATATAGCTACCGGAGAGGCTACATCTTCTGATACTGGCATTACTATGATTTTAGTAGATGGTATAACTAAACGCTTGGATGCTTCCTGGGCAGTCGGGACAAATCAAGGTGGCTTAGATACTGGATCAATCGCTAATGCTACATATCATGTATTTTTAATTAAGCGGTCTGATACGGGAGTAGTAGATGTTCTATTCTCTACTTCTGCAACTGCCCCTACTATGCCGTCGTCCTACGATCTAAAACGTAGAATTGGCTCTATAATGAGAATTAGTGCAACTATAGTGCCATTTTCTCAGTTCGGAGATGAATTTTTATTAAAACTTCCTGTCAGAGAAGTTGCAACGTCTAATCCAGGAACATCTGCTGTTGAGAGTACATTAAGTACAAGTCCTTCTGGCATTAAAGTTAATGCCCTAATTACAGTAGTACTTCTCACCGATAATGCTACTGAAACTAATCATTGTTTAATAACGTCTTTAGATCAGACGGATACTGCTCCAAGTTCTTCCGTTTATACTATAGTAGGTAAAAATACTATAGCAGCCTCTACCGTAACCGCAGATAGTGTATATTTAAGTATTAGAACTAATACAAGTAAGCAAGTCCGATATCGACTAAGCACTTCAGTAGCAGATGTAAGAATAGAGATAATGTTACATGGATGGATAGATTATCGTGGTAAGCATAATTAAGATTCAAAAGCACACGTACCAGTATACAAAATAATTTCGCTATAATTTACAGGTAACACCTATGGGAATTTTAAAAAATTTAGTCAAGAAGTCATTAAAAGGAAAGCCAGTAGGGCTAAAAGAACTTAAGGAAGAGGAAACGAATGCTGAGGCGGAGGCCCTGGCGAAAGCAAATGCCGCTAACTCTGGTAAGGGGGCTCTACAAGAGTATACCGCGTTTGGACGACAATTCCTACCTGGGTTAGGGGCATTAATGGGTATGGGTGGTCCTGGTGGTGCAGGAGCTACTCCCCCTGGTATGCCGCAAGCTGCCCAACCCTCTGCCTTTAGTGGGGGAATAAGTCAAGAAGAACAATTAGCTAAGGCTAGGGCGCAATACGTCAAAGAATACGGAGCTGGTGACCCCGCAGGTCTGGCACAAGTAAGTGATGAGTGGTTAAGAAGTACATACCCCAGCATCTTTACTCAGGGTACTCCTACTACCCCACCTGTTCAACCAGGAACTACTGCTCCTGGAGAACAAGTTTCGGGTATACAAGCAACATTAGAAAATCTTCCTGGTTATCAGTTTCAACGTGACCAAGGCATGCAAGCTATCACAAGAGAAGCTTCCGCAGCTGGATTCCGTGGAAGTGGTAATGTTCTTTATGACATGGCTAATTATTCTAGTGGTTTAGCTTCAAGTAACTATAGTAACTACTTTAATCAAATGTATAACTTAGCCAATATGGGTCTAAGTGCTGCGGGTGCTCAAGAGGGTGTTGCTCTACAGCAACAACAATTAGCTCAAAATGCAGAGGCGCAAAAGGGCCAGAAAAATTCTGGTATAGGTAGCCTTCTGGGGATGGCAGCCGGTGCTTACTTTGGTGGACCTATGGGGGCACAAGTAGGTGCTGGAATTGGTGGTTCAATCGGAGGTATGTTCTAATGGCCGTACCAATGCCGCAATTTGCACAAACTAATATTCAATCTCCTGGACAGATTTATATTCCCTCAGTATCTAGCAGCCGTGGTGGGGGAGGTCCTAGTAATCCAGGACTCGATCTTGCATTAGGTATTGGAAAACTACAAGAACTTAATGAAGAACGTCAAAAGAAGACTGCCCTTAAGGATGCGATTAGTTCCTCGTACCAAACCAAAGAAGGTCCTGATGGACAAACTTTGACAGAGTTTGATCCAGGCCGGTATGTGCAAAACCTACAAGCTATTGATCCTAAAGCAGCGCAAGCATACGCCCAAGGACAGCAAACTATTCAGCATAATGCAGTTGCATTACAGAGTGCTGATATTGATTTAAAAGATAAGCAACGCCATCAAGCTGCTATAGGTCTGAATGAGGGATTTCGGTATTTTAAAGCAACTAGTGGAGAGGATGTCCAAGGCACTATTAATATGATTAACCCCATGCTTCCTAAAGATGCGGATAGTCAGATTAAGAATCTTAAACTTCTTAAGAACGGCAATGTTCAAGTTGAGCATGTAGATGGAAGTAAGATGACTTTGAATGATGAGAAGATGCAGCAAATTGGTGTTAAAGCTGAGACTGCTTCTGCTCTCTGGACTAATCTCCAATCTGATAGGGAAAGGTTGGCGGCTGCAAAAGACAAGCCAGGAGCCAAAGCAATTCCACGGACACCTACTAACCGAGAAGTAGCGATAGAGGCTGAGAGCTTGGCTAATACCCCCGCATACACGTCTCTTTCTAAAGAAGATCGTGATGTGTTTGCCTCAGACTTAGCTCAAGGAATTATTCATGCGCAAGTTGCGGCAAAAAATAATAATGAAGAGATTCCAGATGCGGCAACTGCAAGACAACAAGTGTTATACCAATTAGAGAAGAGATATGTTCCATCGGTTACATCAGAACATTCCTTTTTGGGAGTAAAGTACAATACAACGTCACGAGATGCTATGTACTTCCAAAATGTAGCACAACTAAATGGGGCGGTAACCGCTGGTAAACTTGATAAAACAGAAGCAGCGAGACTACTTAGAGAAGGATTCCCTGAAGAAGCTAAACGTCGTTTAGCTGAACTAAAGGCGAAGAAATAGTGCCGACAGATGATGAATTACTAGCACAATCCTTTGGAGCACCCGATGTTGCTTCTCCAAAGGATGATGCTGCATTAGCTGCTACATTCGATAAGGTTTCTTCTGGAGAGATGCCAGAGACGGCCTTACTTGCATCTTCATTTCCTGATGCTGTTCCAGCCTCTAAGAAGGTCCCATCTAGCTTAACGAAACTAGAATACGGATTTGAAAAAGCAGAAACTATTTATGGTAATGTTCAGAAATGGGTAACTGCTCATGCTCCAGCAGAAACTATGGAAATCAGTAATAAGATTTCTGGGTATCTTCACCAACTCAAACAAGATAATCCCATGTTAAAATGGTCAGTACTGGGCCTGGCACGCAACTCAACTACAGCAGAGTACGGGGAAGATTTTTTAAAACTTGATCCAGATCAACGAATTGTTAGAATGAATTTAGTTGATAAGGCCAAGTTAGTTGCGGAATTTCCTAATATGCAGGGACATGAGGGATTTGTTTCTGGCACTGGGGAAGTAGTAGGTTCTATAGTTAAAGACCCTTTTACCTACGCAGGTATCGGAGTAGGTGGTGCGGCAGTAAAAGGAAGCAAAACTTTATGGGATTTTATGAAAGCAACTTCTCCAGTGGGTGCAGCTTGGGGGGCTAGTTGGGAAGGGATGCACGAACTAGCTAATGAAAACCAACTACATCTAATTCCTGTGGGCGTAGCTGCGTTAGGTGGGGCTATCCTTGCCCCTACCCTACCTTGGGGCATAGGTAAACTGGGAGGCGTTGTTGGTAGACAACTAGATAAGGTTGCTACCAAAAATGCAGGGGCCTTAGTAGATGATGTACAGACTCGCCTAGTTGCAAAGATGGTTGATGGGGGTCCACGAATGCAGGCCCTCCAAGAAGTCTTGGTGGAAAAAGGGATGACTATGAAAGAACTTAATCATGCCATGGCTAGGACTGAAACTAAAACTGCTGGACTATTTATACCTAAAGATCAAGCCGCAGCACAGCATCTTGCGGTAGATGCCCAACCAGTAGGTTGGAGACCATTTAAGTCTGGTACTTGGATGGATGATATCATTCAGCCTATATCCTCACGTATTGGTGAGATAAATCAGGGCGTTAAGTTACGACTTAATAAAATGGAAATGAACATCCATTCTCGTACCCATAATATCCCCCTGGAGGGTGACAAACTATTCTCCGCCATAGATAATATGTCGTCGGAAAGCCAATTACTGTTTAAGAAAGCTTGGACTTCTAGAGACTTAGTAACTATTAAACGATTAGTGAAGGACAATCCTGCGGCACTTCGCGGGTTAGATTATATTCGGGCCACTCTCAATGATTTGCATGGCGAATACTCTAGAGTTGTTGATCCAAAACTAACATATTTAACAGAGTATTTACCACGACTTGTAAAAGATTACCCTGCTCTCCGAGAACAGTTAGGTAAGGGTCCTAGAAATGTTTTGGATACTCTTCTCGCCCAAACAAGCCAAAAGAAAGGTAGAGCTTTAACAGAACTGGAACAAGTAGATATCGTAGGAAAGTGGATGCGTGGGTATCCTCGTTCTGAAATGAAAGCAGGATTTCGTAAAGCTCGTGAATTACACGATGTACTCCCTGACAATATTCTTGAAACGTATGCTTCTCCTAGAGATGCCTATCATGCCTACGTGCGCCGTTCTATAATGGATATTGAAAAGGCTAAGTTTTTTGGAAGTGGGAATGTCAAACTTAGTGTACTCAATAACACAATTGATACCGAGGGTACTTTAGCCAATTATATTGCAAAGGACCCTGACCTACTTAAAGATGGGAATAAGTTAGTAGAACTTCGTAAACTTCTGCAAGCTAGATTTGATGCAGGAGAGTCTGCTCCTAGCGCAGTAGTCTCTAATTTACGTAATATAACTTATATGGCCACTATTGCTAATCCGTTCTCTGCAATGACTCAGGCCACGGACATTGCATTTAGCGCTGCTCAAGCGGGATTACCAAACCTACTTCGTACAGTAGGAAGAGGTTCTTTAAAAGAGATTAACGCTGGCTTGTTCGGATTACAAAAAGCATCCGAAGAGTTGGCGGAGGCTTCAATGGCCAGCGCCCGTCTCCTTGATCGAACACTTAAATTAGCACAATTTACAGCAGTAGATTTATTTGGCAAGACTCGTAATTTACGTACCAACTTTGTAAAGTATACTCGACTAGCGCAGACAGAAGCAGGTATTGAGAAACTTGCTAAAAAATACTCTGCTGCATATGGTGACGATTTCGCCCATTTAGTAGATGATCTTAGGAACAAGCGGGTAACCGAGAATACTAAATTATTGTTATGGTCTGAGTTGGCGGAGATTCAACCTATTAGTAAATCTGAAATGCCTCTGAAATACCTGCAAGCTCCTAATGGTAGAATATTCTATGCACTTATGAGTTTCACACTAAAGCAATTTGATTACGTTAGACGTAACATTTACGGTCAATTTAAAGCAGGTAATATCGTAGAGGGTTCAAAAAATCTAGCAACCTTTTCAGCTTATTTGAGTGCAGCAGGGGTAGGGAAAACGGCCCTACAAAATTGGATACTAGGAAAAGAGATGAATGCAGAGGATTATCGTACTGCTGCTATTGTAGGTTTTTGGAAAAACTTTGCTGTTACTCCGGGAGTTATTTATAAAATACTGTCTGCTGGGGAAAAGAAACAAACTATATCAGGAAAGCTAGTAGCAAAGGGACAAGCTGCTACACGAGAACTGGCAGGGGGCATAGGTGTTCCTATCCTAGATATAGTATCCGCAGCAGGAAGTGATGCTTTGGGAATGTTAGATGAGTCTGATCCATATGCACCAAAATCTCAACAGAAAGGTAAAACCTATAAATCATTACGCTATATACCCCTAGGAGGACCTCTCCTTTATAATTTTTTTGGCGGGGGACTAGAGAAGTGGAACCAAGAATCAGAGAAACGTAGACTATCTAAATATGAACCCAATGGTTAATCAACAAATTCAACAGAAAGTTCCTCATGTAGTAGACTTAGTGGCAGTAGGTAGTGCTGCTAGTCTTACGTGGGTAGCCGCCATACCGCAAGTCTTGGCGTCTTTAGTATCTTTAGCTGCATTAGTATGGTATGCAATCCGTTTCTACGGGATATGGAAAGAGTACAAAGCGAAGAAGAATGAAAAAATATCTGATTAAAAGGCAGTATGAGGAAGGGGGTACTTATGGTGAAATGTTACGTGAGGATGGTTCGCATGTGGCTTATACGTGTGAGCGCTCTGAGAACGACAAAACTAATCCTTGTATCCCTGAGAACATTTACCTCCTAGAGAGATATAATAGTCCTAAGCATGGTCCTAATACCTGGCAATTTATGGACGTATCTGGACGAACCTATATTCAAATTCATATAGCTAACTGGCCAAGTCAGTTACTAGGTTGCATAGCATTAGGAGTATCTTTCGGAGATACTCCAGATGAATCTGAACATGGGGTATTGTCTAGCGGAGTTGCTGTAGGTCGGTTTATGAAAGAAACCGAAAATGAAAAACATATTGTAGTCGAGATAACAAAAGAATAAATCATGAGTGCAATAACAAGTATACTAAGTTCATTACTACCAGGAGTGTTTGGGGTTATTGATAAGATAATTCCGGATGTGAATAAGGCTGCGGAGATAAAGGCCAAACTTCAAGAGTACCTCTTCAATGAGGGAATGGAACAACTAAAATCTCAGACTGCGGTAATTATCGCAGAAGCTCAGGGAGGGGGTTGGTTACAACGTAATTGGAGACCCCTTACTATGGTCTCCTTTGTGGGATTAATTTGGTCCTACTGGCTTGGATATGCTCCTCCGAACTTAAGTCCTGAAACTCTCGCAGATATATTTGCTTTGATTAAGATAGGATTAGGTGGATATGTTGTGGGAAGAAGTGGAGAAAAGATTATGCAAATGTACACACAAAAAGGTAGTTAAAAAGAAAGGGCCGAAAGGCCCTTTCTATTACTCCTTACTAATCAAATGCTGAAATCGCATTTCCTCTAGCCCGATAACGCGAATACTGCGAGCGAGAGCAAGATCAGTGCAAGTTACCTTGTGAATCTTAAATCCGTAATCATTAACTTCTTTACGTACTGCTTCTGTAAGGGCCTTGTCTAAGTCAGCATGAGTTAACTCATCGTAGTTTCTGGTCATTACGGTACTCTTAACTACTCCCATGGTAACATCCCGCAGTACATCTTGGGCATCCCATATCTCACAGAAGTACGGCTTGACATCCTTAATCTGGTATTTAACGATTACTGATACTACAATACCCCGCCCATCTAGTGTGGTTAGAGTTTGTGGAGACAGATTCGTGGTAGTGATTACTGTATGAACTGTCTTTTCTACTTCCATTAAGGGCCATTTCCAATTCCATCCAGGATAAATAGTACGATTGTATTTTCCCCAACGGAAAATAACCCCACCCTCGAACTGATCGACAATAGCCCACCATCGTACATGGTCCCAAAACTGTGCAACCCACTCGGTAAGTTTACTTAGAGATTCCGTCATACACATCCCCATTACTTATAATCTTCATATCTTCATAGGGTATTGCAACTCTTCGGTAGAATTCTAACTTTGCTCCTTCGAGGGCACCTACCACATCATTAATAGATTGATAGGAAAGTCCATTCTCCTTAATATATCTAATAAGTAAACAAGTTATTAAATAATTTAACTCACCTGCAATCTGAATTTTCTGGTCATCGTAAGTAAGGGCAGTTCTACGGGCTTTAGAAATGTATGGAATAACACCTACCTCCTCCATCGAAAAATCCTGCTGCCCATGCTAATTCCTCTCTGTTAGGTTGGAAGGGCACTAATGGTTCTCCTTAAAATAGGTAAATAACTCTTCCCAGGTACTAAAGTTCTTATCGGCCAGTAGCATAAAAATACTACCTTGCGGTATTTCTCCAACGGTATAAAAGAGTTTATGTTTTGCTAAAGCAAATCCTGCCTCAACCATCTTACCCATAGTTTTAGAAGGATTACTTAAATCAAGAATTAAACAGTCCGCAGCAGCTATCTCTTGTAAATCTTTAGCTGCCATCTTACGCCCAAACTGTGCATCATTCATACCAGTAGGTTTAATCTGCTCTTCGACCCAAGTAGCTAAAACTGAATGCCCCAACGTAAATAGTATTTCTTTATATTGGCGTATTCTGGTTTGCTCACTAAATGTTGCTGCGGTATAAATCCGCATTATCCTATCTCCGCCTTCTTGGTAGAAGGTACAAGAATCCCTGGAGCTGTAGGACCCTTAGCTACCTGTGGTGTACGAACACATCCCCAAAAATACCAATTATTAGGGACTGTGTTACTACATATGCCAGGAGGCATTCTAAACCCCCCCTTAAATTTTGTAGCATTACCATTAACATTAAAGTCTATGTACGTTCCCGGCTCTAATGCCTCTACAGCTTTGGTAAATACCCACACACTACCATCAGGTACGTGCAACTGACTGCCTACAATAAAATCTTCTGTTGCTGATGCTTTCATTTTACTCCTTTGGTTCTGCTTTAGTTTCACGATCCCACTTACCACAAGATGTACACTGAAATCGTCGATACTTGTTGTTACTGGTGTAAGTAAATCCTCGGTATTGAATATGCTTACTACCACAACTAGGACAAACAGCACGATCTCCGAATAATCTCATATTAATCTTGGCAGGGACATGCGGACGAACTGCTGTAAATACCTTTTCAAGTAAGATTACGTCCCATATATTATACTTCTTCATGGTTGCAAGGGCCTGCTCATCTCCCACCATACACTTTTTCCATAAAGAGTAATCTGTTTGAAGCTTACTTCCAATCCCCAGATACTTTGCAATGTAATCTAACTTATTGGAATTCAAATGGAAGTGGGTTTTACATAACTTTTTAGTATCAATTTGAAACAACTTCGGAATAGGCGGAAGTTTATGGAATAGTATCCTCGCCCGAATCCAACGTAGATCAAACTTATCCCCATTATGGGCAACAACAGCATCAGCCTCACAAAGGACCTCTTGTAATGTACTAGCTACATTAAAGTCATTAGTAGGAGAGTTACTGTCTACGTACACCGTACTAACTCCTTTTTGCCCATACCATTTCCACGCAGCCCCAATAATATATTTTTCCTGAAGAAGATTTTCATGGGATAGGTATTGCTGAGGAATCCACAATCCCCATGATGTAACTATATTAGGGGCGGTTTCAATATCAAGGATTAATATCTTTGGTTTTTGTTTTATCAAGATAATTGCTCATTAGTTGTACGAATGTGTCCCACTTTAAGACTACCATAGCTTCCTGGTGATCTCGCCTAATAAACATTATAGGCTTATCCTTCATCCACTTTTCTATAACTGTGAATCCTGTTCCTCCTGCACGAGCCTTAACTTCACACACAAACTCAACCCCATGGACCGCAGGGATGGCCAGATCACCGTCATATTTGCCTCCAAGTAGACCAGAAAGTGGCACACGCTCACAAGGAATACCAACTTTATTAAGCTTATCACGAATAAGAACCTCATTCCGATAGCCCTTTATTTTACTTTTGGCTGACATTAAGTTCTCTTAGTAAAAGTTCTAATCTCGCTAATGCATTCCAGGCTACCTGGGATGCATGCAATATCTCAGCAGGATACTTAGGATCATTTCCAATCTCTAAATCGTAGATTCCTTCAATATCTTCCTTAACTAAATGCCTACAAAGCGCATCGCTATATCTAGCATACCCGTTAGGAACCTTTTCCCAGCCTTTCCAGGAGTATTTATTTGCCCCGTAGAGAGATACGTCCGCCACCTTTAATAGCGCACGAGGAAAATAAGAAATAGCGCCTTGCCAAAGAGGGCTTTTTCCAGCATCTAATTTAGCTCCAGGCTCTTTACTGCCCATACCTAGTGGGTCTTTTTCTTCTAATTTTAATAGTTCTTGGCACAGCCCAAAACCATCTTTATAAGATGATATCATTTATAGAGTCCTCTCATTCATATATTACGCCTTCTCCTCCGCAGGTACCACATAGGCTATTAATAAATACATACTTATTAATATCTCTACGACCCATACAGGTATGACATACTCGTGGTGATTTTTTCTGTACCTTATGGGGTCCAGTTTTCCTATGTATCTCAGAAGTAACTAATTCTTTTTTAGTATACTTCTTCCTAGTATCACTCATTACTTACAAACCCCCCGCCATCTTTACAAATCCTAAATTAGCCAAACTATAACAAAACCATACCCAAGCCATAGGATATTGTTTTTGGTATATAAACCCAACACTACCTACCAAGCAGTTTATTACTTGTAAGTACATAAACCAGGCACCCATTCTATTTTCGTCTCCACGTCATAGTAACACTACCATTGTAGGAATACTCACCCAGCAATGGGTAAGTCTCCTTACCAAGTGTAGTGGATACCTCATCAACTTGCCAAGAAGCACACCCAGACAGCAGTAATACTATAATGGAAATGTAGGCACGCACCATTCAACTCCTTTCTCTTTTACCATATACACTAATTTAGCTGTTTCGGTAATAATGTCCATGGCAACCTCTTCATTCTTGTAATACTCAACATACTTCTGCTTCACTGCATTCCATAACTGTTCTTCGGTAACACAGTCCTTAAGAATTTTCTTTGCTGTAATAGCACCTACTCCGGGGATACCTTGTATATTGTCAGTAGGGTCCCCAGAGAGTAGTTGTTCATAAAAGAACCTGGTAGCTTCTTGCTTCGAGACCCAGTATTTTTCCTTTTGCCGGAAATGATAGTGCCACCCAGGTACTTGGTCTAGGTCTTTATCAATGGTACAAAGAATAGTATTTAATTTAGGGGGAGAAGTTTCTTCCCACGATGTTTTATAATCCTCCCACTGTGCCATAGCCAAAGCATCATCTGCCTCATAGTAATCTACTACTTCGGCATTCCATTGGTCTATTAAATACTTCTTAATGTTGTCGTAATGAACTGGCTTATGGAATGGATCGCGATTACCTTTATAGGGCTTAATGGTAGCTACTTGTTCCCTGAACTGCTGTTTCCCTGTCAGGAATCCCGTATAAGAAGTAGCTCCCACAGCTTCCAGAATGGACTGAATAGTAATTTTTACTGAGTGTAGACAGTACGCCAAGGGTTCTGGTTGAATGTCCTTTACCCAATAGTAATCCTGGTTATCCGCTATAAACTGTCGTACCTCTTTCATGGACTTACATACGCAGACAGCACCAAACTCTGCTTCCGTTCCACGTAAGTATACTTTAAAGGTACTATGCTCGGAAGCAAAACCGACTAAGTATGTTATTACATCGTAATCAATGAGCGCTCGCATAGTGTCCTCTTAATGAACTGCTGCCTCTTCTTGTACATCAACTGGAGGATTCTGCATCCAATCATACTGCTCATTGTATACTCTCAACATCTGAGCAGCAGGGATATATGCCTTAGTTGCAGCCTCTACAGTTTGCTTTGGTAAAAAGATTATATAATAGGAAGGAAGAAGCATGTCTGTAGGATCAGCATCTTCATCTAATGCCAATACAAAATACTTCTCTTCCTGTACAATTGTAAATGGCTTACCAGTTAGAGCATTAACAAAAGTCTTATTCAGCATAGTTGTCATCTTCCTCCCGTACTTCTTTTGTACTAACAGACGTTCCTCGTAAACTCTCTTGCGTTGCATCTAGTAGTTGTGTGGCGAATACACCAGTGTAATGATCTACATGCTGGTGTAGGACATCAATCTTATTCTTAGCTTTAGAGCCCAAACTAATAGCCTCACGCTCAAGAGCAAGCCTAACAAACTCAATAGCAGAATTACGCGCACCAGCAATTGTAATTCGGAGATCACGTAGCGCAGATGGAATATACTCTTGTACCCTAGATGTGGTAGATTTGGGTTCAGCTGCGGCAGGTGCTTCCGCTGCTTTGGAAACGAGAGTGACTTTCTCGATGTTAAGAAAGCGTCCATCTTTGCTCTTCGCAAAGTCGATCGAAACTGTATCTCCCTCAGCAGCTTTAGTACGATCATCTTCAATCTTGTCTGACTTTTCTGAAATAAAACCACCGTACCATTCTCCACGTACCTTCAAGGAAACCTTCTTCCAAGTAGGACCCTCACGAAAATTAACTTGTTCTACTACACCATTAACGGTTGCCACTAGTTACTCCTTTCAATAAAAATTGAAAAATAGTAGTTTTAAATTCTTTAGTCTTGCACAGATTATTCAATGCGTCGTCTATCCCCTCCTCTATATACCCCTCCTGCACAGACCTCTGTATAGAGGATATAATTCCTTTTTCCAGGATGGGGTACAATTTCATAGCCAGAGCATCTTGATCTATATGTGCTAAAGCTTTCTTACCAATTGCATTAACAACCTCATCAACAAATGTTGCCATTTTTATTCCACCTCTTCTGTCCAATCCCAATGTTCGCAAACGTCGATTTCTGTTTCAAGGGGATAGTTAATTTTAAACTTAATTACCTTCTTTAGGAAGTCTACTACTTCTACTGTCATACATCTATCAGCCACTTCTTTTACTATCTCTATTTCATCTGGATGAGTCTCCGCTACTCCTGAATCATGTACTTGAGCAATTAGGAATGATTGTAATTCTAATGATTTCATGTGGTGCCACCACAGAGCTACCCCGGTTGGAGATATATCAGCAGTAGCAAACATTTGAATGGGGTAATTCTTAATATTAGTGCTATTAGTTACATACCCATTAGACGTATACTGCGTACCTGGAAAATAAAACTTAAGCCCCGTAACTGTGGTTAAACTATTATCAGGGCTTTCCAAGACCTCATCTACCCAGCCCTGTTGCATATCCGTCATCGTTTGGTACTTAGAACGAAACGCATCAAAGTATTTTACTTGAGCAGGAGTACCTCGCACCTTTCCATACATAGGCCCGAACGTGAATTGCTTTGCCGAGTAGCGGAGTGCCTTTCCTTCTGTAGTTTTTTTCGTAGCCCCCGCACCAAGCCACTCCTTCTCAAAGATGATAGAGGCAGTATATGAATGAACATCGGCTTTATTGATAATATCATCTAGAATCTGTGGGTCTTGGCTAAGAATACCACCAACTCTGAATTCAATTCCTGCCTCATCGCAACTAAGTATCTTCCATCCCTTCTTTCTCGCCATAACAACCTTCTTTAACCCACGATCTATATTCTGTAGATTTGGGTGGGAAGAAGATAAACGCTGAGTACCTACTATTGTCTGATTAAAATCTCCATGTAGAATACAGTCTGCCTTACATGCTTCTTCAAACAAATGTACGTAAGTAGTAATCTTTTTCCGTAACTTACTTTCTTGCTTTTTAAGTTCGACAAAACGTTCTTGAGTTTGGTTCTTTGGTTTAAGGAGGGCAATGGCCTCCTCATTAGTCTTTGGTTGCCCTTCTGGCCAATTCTTAGTTGGCTTACCTAAGATAGGATTACCTCGATAATCTTTTGGAATAGAAAATCCCAACGTATTAAATAAAAAATCAGAAACTTGTTGAGAAGATGCCATATTAATTCCATTGGTAATGGTGTCCAATTCTCTCGTTATCCCATTATACTCTGTATTCAATTCCAATGAAATCTTTTCAACTAATTCTTTATCTACATACATTCCCTTCATTTCCATATCGGCGAGAACAGGGGTAGTCAAACACCGTAGGAAAAATACTGGCAGAAGTCCCTGTTCTTTGAGCACCTTCCTTTGCTTTAGAAAAACTTGGTGCGTAATTTCAACATCTGTTTTACAATACGCTTGTAGATCAGCAAGAGGAATAGTACTAGGACACACGCCGTTGGCAATAAGACTGTGTACATAACTCTCTTTAGTCTTAACTTCATATCGTCTACAAATAGAATCAAGGTCTAATCTCCAATGTCGTTTATCAGGATGCTCTTTAGCACCCCTGTTCCCTGCTCTAACATAATCTCCTAGCATGGTGTCGTATACTAGAATCTTGGATACATCAACTCCAGCGCGTATTAACCACTTTAATTCAAACTTAGCATTTTGACAAACAATAAAGTCACATTTACCCCAGTTAATATCCATATCAAGTAAATCAGCCAATGAGTTAAATCTAAACTTACCTCCTCTAGGAGAAGAAGCGTAACCAAAAATAATTGTATTATTACTATTGCGAGCATCCCCGTGGTCATAGTTGGTAGTCTCCAAATCAAGGACTAGATAATTGTCACTAAGATAAATTTCAGGATTAGGGTCAGTTATGAATTTAGGAAGATACAATGTTCCAGCCCTTTTGTTTTATATAACTTACTACTTTAGGATAGGACCAACCTATCATATACCGTACGATGGGAGCAGCATCAAACACAAAGTCATGTTTGATTACTACTCCCGCTGTGAAGTACGGGGATAGTATCGTTAGAACTTTTTCTAAATTTAAATCCTGCTCGCTCAAGGGTTTCTCCTGCCGCCAGTAACGTTCGTACTTCAGCTTTCGTGTAGTCGCCCTCACCAAGAGCCAAGAACCCAACAGCATAATTAAGGGGCACTACTGCCCACGTATCTGGATCATCTTTTGGGATACTACATTCTATCTTCATACCTGTTCCTCAACTAAATCTCCAGCGCTATTACTATAGATAATAGTTCGTACACCCGCTTCTAGTATAGCAGACATGCATATAGGACAAGGCTTAGCCATGCCCAAGGAACCGTTTCCACGAACCCGTATAACAAACAAACTATGTGGCTGACTTCGGCATTTAACAAGTGCTGCGATCTCCGCGTGAAGAAAAACCTTATCCGGCTGATTGGTACTCTTAGCATGGTGCGCCTGTAGAGGATGAGTTTTACGGATATTAGTCCCGTATGCTATTACCTTGCCCCTCTCATCTAGTGCAGCAGCAGCGAGCTTATACTTAAAGGAACCAAAGCCCACAGCCAATATTCTAAGCGCGGATAGTATTAGTTTCATAATCTATTTTAGCATGAAAGGGAAGAATAGGGGCACACAACTTATTCTTTGGGAAGGACAGCATGACCTTACCTTGGTCTTTAAAGTCTTTATTCTGCCCCATACCCACCATTAAATCCATCTGGGCAGCGACACCCGTGTTCGAGTACTCAACATCGTTATAATCTAAAATCAATTTGTGATGTGCCTCTTCGCCCGCCTGGGTCACTAACACAGAAACAAAGTTAAACTCTTTAGCTAGATTACGCATACCTATAGCGCCCTGTTCTAAATTAACCGTCATTCCAGACGACATAGCAAAATCACAATTACGGATTTGGTCTACGATTACCAGATCTGGTTCAACCTTTTCCACATAGTTACGAATTTCCGGTAAAGTGCCTGGATGCATAGATTTAAAATATATATTCTCATATCCGTTTGCTAGTGCCTCTTCATAATACTTCTTTAAATTTTTCTTTATTGCTGCTTCGGGGGCACCTACTAAACGCGATACAATCCGGTACATAAGCCGGGCAGTTGGGTCCTCATTACCTATGTATAGTACTTTATAGTTATTTTGGGCCGCACCACCTGCCAGATTAATAACAAATGTAGATTTGCCAACATCTGGTCGGGCGATAATACATACCTGTGACTGCCGGGGGGCACCCCCATGAATTAAATTATTCAACTTTGTGGGGTATAAAGGAATAATATTCGTGCCCTGAAAATAATTATCTAATACATCCAGTGGGGTAGCATTAAATAATTCATCCTCTTCTACAGGACTTATGGCTAAATATTCTTCCATCGCCTTCTTTGCTCGTTCATCTTTCTTAAAAGACAATGCTTGTACTATCTCAGTAGCCTTGGTCTCACGTTGTTGGCTAGCGAATAGATCAAGAAGATTTGGTAATGAGGAGGGGGCAGGGAGTCCCTCAATATATTCGTGAGCAAGTGAATAGTTTGTTCCTAATTTTGATTTAAGTTTTGCATCTAATAGGCCTAAGTCTACTAAAACGGTATCCTTATCCGCCGAATAGTACTCTAGAATATACTTAAAAAGAATCTGACCAATATCAGAAAATGTTTTAGCATCCACATGAGTAACAATTTTATTAAGTGCCTCCCTGGAGGAAGCTATTGTACTTATTATTATTGCCTCGCTCATTCGTTAATTATGTCCTGAATAATCGTATTCAACTCATAAATATTACGACTTACAGTTCCTACAGGAAGTCCTAGATCAGCAGCAATCTCATTGTAGGACATTTGATCTATATAACGCATCTCGTATAAATCTTGAAGATGTGGGTGTATTACCTTTATTCCAGCTTGAATTTTTTCTAAGGTCTCCGTCCCTTCATAGATTAGTTCGGGGGAATCCTGGTCTGTAAATGCTTCCTCAACCTGAGTATGAAGTTCGGCATACTCTGGATCATCAGTAATGTCGTCACGGTAATACTCTAAAAAATTCTCATAGTTAACATCAACATAGGGGGGCTTTCTTTGTGCATCCCGCAATTGACTCAACCAGATATTTCTAGCTATGGATGATGCCCATGTAAGAAATTCAGACTTATTTTGAAAAGAGTTAAGGTTCTCATAAATCTTAATTATTGCATCATGCACAACATCCGTAACTTCATCTGTATTCTTACGCATTAGTCCTGACACAAAAGACTCCAGCGCTTTATAGTGTCTCTCTATAAGTTGACTAAAATAATAATTCTTTTCTTCTTTGGTCTTGGAGGAGTTAGCCTTAACTATTAATTCAGCATCCGATATCTTTGGCTGCATATGTTTCTTCTTCTTTAAATTTGATTAGTACTTCTTTTACTCGTTCCCCTTGAGAGTATAAACAATTATGCTCCGCGTAATTGGGAGAAAAATAAATTGCTAAAGTAGAATGTAACAAGTCACCACAAATTTGACCTCCCTTATTAACTATTGCCCAAGCTTTCTGCGTCATGGAACTCCACCTCCGGTAATCCTATACTAGGAAATTTAAGATCAAGAATTTGTGCTAGTGTAATAGGGTGTTCTCCAATTACGTCTAGACCAACATCAAACGTATTATGCTTCTCCGCCCCGAAGCCATGTGTATGCCCATGTAGATTAAGGATACAACTAGCTCGATTAAACCAGCGTTCTCCTTTACGCATAAGACCTTGAAATCTATCATCATATGCAGTTCCTACCGACTCAAAGGTAGGTACATGAGATAAAATTATATTGCCGTAGTCTGCGGTGCCTACTTGTGTGTCCTTTAATAGGAGCCGAAGATAGTAGAAATTTCCAAAAGGAATAACCATACTAAATCCAAACTTACGATACCAATTCTCTCTGTTCTTGTCGTGATTTCCACAGACCAGTACCTTATGCCCAGGAAGTTTTTGGATACGATGAAACCAGTACGATAATCGGCTAAATGCGATATCTCCTAGCAAAAAGAACACATCATCCTGTTTAATAAGCTGATTACAGGCGGAGAAAAATCTTTCCTCGTACCCCGGCTTACGCCATGTAGTGCCATCTGGTCTACGCTGCGTCATTGCTACGTGTTCTAAATGTAGATCAGAAGCAAACCACACATTGTTAGAATTCATTTGGTACCTCATTAGTTCTGACATGTAAGTCACACGAAGTATATACCCACCCATACTCACGTAATTTGCCTGGTTCTCCACACGTTTCACAAGTAAATTCCGACTGTCTCTCTGCCGCATCTATTAAACTATATATTTTATCAGAGGCAGAACCAGTGTAAATCCGCAATGTTCCATACTTTTCTTTAATCTGGGTAATCTTTACACCCTCTGCTGTGCAGGCATCCAACACAGGCCGAATCAACTTATACCACCCAGGACCGCACCCTACTTCAAATAATTCTAACGAAGTTTTCATAGTCCTCTCTAGTATTAGACTCCAAAAAAAGGATTTTCTTCTACTTGTTATATATCAAGCACTTGTAGTAATTGGAGGCCGGGCGGGAATCGAACCCGCCCAGAAGGCCCGCTTCACAACGGCGTCCCGAAGTGACGGACATCCTTCCTTCTACCATCGGCCATATTCATTCCTATATTAGGGACTTGTACTTACGTGCACAGAAGTTCCCTAGTTCTTC